GAGGTCGATGACCTCAAGCGTGTGTCTTGGAACCCGCAGATTGAGGGCAGCAAGACTGGCCGTGAGCTTCCGGGTATCTTCGACCAGGTCATCACCCTCCAGAACTTTAAGAACGAGGACGGCTCGATGTACCGTGCCTTCTGTTGCCAGCAGCAGAATCCGTGGGGCTATCCCGCCAAAGACCGCTCTGGTCGCCTCGATATGCTTGAGGCTCCCGACCTCGGCGCCCTCATCAAAAAGATTCGCGAAGGTAAGCGTGTCGATACCAACATCGTCCGCACCATCCCCACTTCCACACCCAAAACCAACACCAAGTAATACATACCATGAGCATGTTCTCCATCACCTCCGGCGCCGGCTCGGCTCCAGAACTCATCCCCAACGGCACCCTCGCATGGGCGTTGGTCACCATCGGCGGCGCCAAGCAGTCGAAGACCAGCGGCGGCACCTACTACCCGGTGACGCTCACGATCATCGGCGGCGACTACGAAGGCCGCAAGGTCTTCGACATGATCCCCGACGTGCAGGACGACCGCAATGGCGAGAAGTGGCGCAAAATGGGCATCACGTCCATTACCCGCATCTTCGAGTCTAGCGGTCACTTCAAGGTCGCTGACCCGAAGTCCTACGAGGCGTTCACCGGCAAGGAAACTCTCGCCATTATGAACTTCATGGACGGCCAGCGCGTCGCCATCAAGGTCAAGGTCGAGAAGAATACCGACCCTGCGTACGCCGACAAGAACAAGGTCGGTGAGTGGCTGTCGCCCAACGCCGCTTCCGGTGGTTACCGCGACTTCCAGAAGCTGATCGCCGGCCAGTCCGGCGTTGTCGAACAGGCCCGCTCTGCGGCCTTCTCTGCGCCGGCACCGACGGCTGCTCCAGGTTGGGTCAAGACTCCGTCTTCCTCCAATCCGTTCTAATCGGACACCATCCAGGCGTCCCTTGATTAAGGTGCTGACAAACGAAAATAATATGTCAGTATCTTATCAAGGGACGTTTGTCCTTTTGCTCCTTNACATCAAGGGTGAGAGCGAGACGACAACCTGGCCGTCGGTCCAGNAACTTCCGTCTACGCTNGNAGCGGTGACGCAGATGTTGGGTTTGCCTCTCCCGCCACCCCCCAGTTTCTCTCGATGAAGCTCCGNCCTAGGCAGGTGGACTTCGTTCACAAGGTCAACTATGCCCTCAAGGAAAAGGGCAACACGCTAGGCGTNGCCCCCACCGGCGCCGGNAAGACTGTCATGCTGTCATCTGTCATCAAGCATGCGGGCAAGGGCAAGACCATCGTCCTCCAGCATCGAGACGAACTGGTCGCCCAGAACCGTGCCACCTATCGGAGGATCGACGCCGATACACCGACCGACATCTACGCCGCTGACCGCAAACGCTGGTCCGACGGCGTTACCTTTGCTATGGTCCAGACCCTTTCGAGGGATGAGAACCTAGCCACCATGCCACCTGTGGACCTGCTTGTCATCGACGAGGCCCACCATGTGGCCGCCGATTCCTATCTCCGTATCATCGACCGGGCCAGGGAGATCAACCCATCGGTACACATCTTCGGCGTCACGGCTACCCCACAGCGCGCCGACAAGAAGGCACTAGCTGCCGTATTCTCCAACGTCGCCGACGTCATCTCCATCAAAGAGCTGATCGACGCCGGCAACCTAGTCCGGCCTAGGGTGTTCGTTATCGACTGCGGGCTACGGTCCGAACTGGCCGGCGTCAAGCGTACCGTCGCCGACTTCGACATGGCCGAGGTGGAGGCGATCATGGACAAGTCAGCCGTCACCGAGAGGGTGATTGCCGAGTGGCGTGAGAAGGCAGGAAGCCGGAAGACCATAGCCTTCTGCTCCACCGTTGAGCATGCGGAGCATGTGACCCAAGCCTTCTGCGACGCCGGCATCAAGGCCGACATCGTCCACGGCAACCTATCAGACGGCGACCGACGCCGCGCCCTAATCGACTTTGAGAAGGACCGCACCCAGGTGCTGGTCAACGTGGCCGTGCTTACCGAAGGCTATGACTGCCAGACGGTTAGCTGTATTATCTTGCTGCGTCCATGCTCATTTAAATCCACGATGATCCAGATGATTGGTCGTGGCCTACGCAAGGTAGACCCAGAGAAGCACCCCGGAGCTATCAAGTCTGACTGCGTGGTATTGGACTTTGGTTATTCCATCCTCACCCACGGCGGGCTAGACACGGACGTCGTGCTGGAGCCTGTCAAAGGGTCAGCCAGGACCAAGGTCTGCCCATCATGTAAAATGGAGGTACCCCTAGGGGTAGCCGTATGCCCGGCATGCGAGCATATCTTCGACGGCGTCGAGCGTCGCCAGAAGGAAGCCGAGGAGAGGGGCGACCTAGTCAACTTCACCCTCACCGAAGTTGAAATCATGGACATGTCCCCATTCCGTTGGGAGTCATTCTGGGACGGCATGGTTACCATCGCTTCGGCCATGACCGCATGGGCATGTGTCGTCCAGCACGACGGCAAGCAGTACGCTATCGGAGGCAAGGACGGAGCCACCGGCGCCACCCTTATCGCCGTCACCGATGATCGACTCCAGGCCGTTGCATCCGCAGACGACTACCTCCGAGAGCATGGCGACAAGGACGCAGCCAGGAAGAGCAAGCGATGGCTGACCGAGCCTCCTTCCGATAAGCAATTAATCCAGCTTGGGCTTGATGTATTCTCCGCCGCAGGCATGACCAAGTACCGTGCCACATGTGCTTTAACATGGAAGTGGCGTGAGCGTTTTATTAAAGCCAAAGTACTTTCAATTTAACCCAACATGTTCAAACCAGAATCCAAACCATGCGAGATTGCCGAAGGCATCAAAGCCTTGATCGACGCAGCAACCAAGGCGAACCGGGGCAAGCAAGCCCCACGCCAGTACCTAGGGGCGTCTCGCATCGGCGACGAATGCGAGCGACGACTAGCCTATGAATTCCACATGACGCCGAAGGACGACGGCGCAGAATTCAAGGCCAACACCCTACGCATCTTCGACATGGGACATGACGGCGAAAGCCGAGTCGCCGAGTATCTTATTATGGCCGGCTTTGATCTTCAGACCCACCAACTTGACGGCAAGCAGTTCGGCATCTCCGACGCCGGCGATAAGTTTAAGGGCCATCTAGACGGCATCATCAACGACGGTCCTGCCCTAGCCGGCGTGTTCTACCCATGCCTGTGGGAAAGCAAATCCCTGGGCGAGAAGAGCTGGAGCGACGTCGTGAAGAAGGGGCTGAAGGATTCCAAGCCTGTGTACTACGCCCAGGTCCAGATCTACATGGCCTACAAGGACCTGCTGTCGTGCCTATTCACGGCCATCAACCGAGACACCGGCGAAATCCATGTCGAGATGGTTCCATTCAATGCCAGAGACGCNCAGACCTACATCGACCGNGCCGTGCGNATCGTGAAGACNGACAACCCAGAGCAGCTTGGCCGCATCGGTCGAGGCGTCGATGACTTCAAGTGCAAGTGGTGCGACTACAAGAAGCGTTGCCACGGCGTGGCCGAACAGGTCGCCACCCCAGTCGAGCCGCCCAAGACTTGGTCTTGGTAATTCCCCAACCCAACACCGAACATGAAAGTACTAATCGCATGCGAGTATTCCGGCACAGTCCGAGACGCATTTATCAAGGCAGGGCATGAAGCCATGTCTTGTGACCTTCTACCCACGGACGTCCCAGGTCCGCATTACCAAGGCGACGTGTTCGACATCATGGACCAAGGCTGGGACATGATGATCGGCCACCCGCCATGCACGCACCTAGCCGTCAGCGGAGCTGCTCACTTTGCGAAAAAGATCGCAGACGGCAGGCAAGATGAGGCGCTTAATTTTGTTAGGAGAATGATGGACGCAGACATCAAGATGATCGCCATTGAGAATCCCATTTCAATTATCAGTTCTAGAATTAGGAAGCCAGACCAAGTCATCAACCCTTGGCAGTACGGACATAGCACGACCAAGGCGACATGCCTTTGGCTGAAGAATCTCCCCTTGCTCAAGCCAACCAACATCGTGGACAAAGGCGGCTACAAGATGTGGGTAAGCCCAAAGACAGGTAAAACCAAGAAGATGAGCGATTGGTTCTACGAAACCTCATGCCTCCCGCAATCCCAGCGGGCTAAAGCCAGGTCCAAGACATTCCAAGGCATCGCCGATGCTATGGCTACGCAATGGGGAAGCCTTTGAAATAACATGAAAATTCACAAAACCGAGAAGGCCATGCTCAAGCAGCAGGCCAAAGACAACCGCAAGAACCTAGAGCAGTACGTCGAGGACGCAGACATTGGTACGCTGACGGCAGACGGATTCGACGCAGCCATCGTTGGCTTGACCGACTCCGGAGACGTGCGTGTGGTCTACGACTACGAGACTTGCGTGCGTGTGCTGATGGCAGAAGGCATGTCAGAAGAGGACGCCATCGAACACATGAGCTTCAATGTCATGGGTTCGTATGTTGGAGAGCAGACGCCCATCTTTATCCGCACGCTGTGAAGATCCGCATCAAACTGGACGACATCACCATGACCCAGGCCGAGGCTGAAAGCCTCGCCAGGCATGAGTCGAGTCGAGCCGCCGGCGTACCAGATCAGCACGTCGGGAAGCAATCCGGAGCAGTCATAGACCTAGTCGGTTTACTGGGTGAGATCGCATTCTCCAAGCTGTTCAGCATGGAGCGTGACGACACAGTCTCACCCCGGTCTGGAACCGTGGACTTCATGGCCGGCAACGGCCAGTCCGTTGAGGTTAAGTCAAGCCACCACATCAACCCCCACCTGCTGGTTCCGTCTTACGAAATCAACGGAGAGATTACCACCAAGGAATTGGTAGACATCTACGCACTCATGCGTGTCGAGTACAACGACAGGGCCGTCACGTTTATGGGCTGGGCCAACCGGGCCGAGGTGATCAGACCAGACCGGCTTCAACACTTCCGAGGCGCCGGCAGACTGTCGTTCGTGGTGCCACCGGATGAGATGCAACAGCTCGACGATGTGACAGCCACATGGCTGGCACTAGCACTCAAGGCCAAGGGTGAGATTGTGGAGTTGACCTAGCAAGCACAACGCCCAGGAATACCCGACCCGACATGACAGACATGATTCCAATCGACAATGACGCCGTCGCCACTCACGTTGAAATGCTCTTCGGCAAGGAAGCCAAGGGCTTCGTTTGCCTCCGTGGCATTGGTGAAAAAGGTACGTCCCGGGAAGGGGTGTTCCGAGAAGATATCTTCCTGGAGCCGGAGCGTATGGGCTGGGACAGGTTCGTGTCAGCCGTCATCTTCCACGCCACCCGGTGGGGACAGCACGACGTCGCCACGTTCATCGTCCCTTGCACTTTGAAGGAAGACCGAGGTACCGCCGAGAACTGCGACGTGTTCCGTACCGTGTGTGCCGACTTTGACACCGGCGACACCGACGCCAAGCTTGCCTTCGTCGAGCAGCACTTTGGGCCGGCAGCAATGGTGGTGCTGTCCGGAGGTATGACCGAGGATGGGAAGGCCAAGCGGCATGCATACTGGCAGGTTGCAGGTATGACAGTTGCCGAAGTCGTCGCTGCCAGAGACGCCATCGCACGCAAGGCAGGAGCCGACATCCAGTTCGGACTGGGCGTGGATGGCAACCCTTACGGACGTGCGCATCAACCTATCCGTGTTGCCGGCTCAATCCACGGCAAGTCCGGCGTTAAGCGACTTGTCGTCATCGAGCGTCACGCATCACACGCTTTTATTACCACGCCCTGCTCTTTGGCGTCGATGATGCCGGAGTCAGAGTGGGCAATCAAGGAAGCCCCTGTCGATCCCCTCATGCCCAAGTCGCACACCCCTGCCGTCCAGATGTTGACCGCAGACGTGGCCGCCGGCGGAGAAGGCACCACTCGTTGGTCCGCATTCAACGGCGTCGCCGGCCACTACATCCACACCGCTCGTATCGGGAAGATGACACTCGATGCCGCTAGGCTTGCCACCTATGGGTGGATGCAAGCGCACATGAATCCGCCCTGGCCGGAGAATCGATTTGATACCGAGTGGCTGGGCTTGCTCCGTAATGACATCCACAACAACGGACCCATGCCCGAACCAGAGAAGCCGATCCTAGACGACGGCAAGGGCTTGGCTGTGTGGGCCGCTCACAGGTGGAGCCTGTCGCCCAGACCGGAGCGTCAATTCCTAGTACAGAATTGGCTACAGGCAGCCAAGCACCAGCTGCTGGTCGCCGAAGGGGGAGCCGGCAAGACCTTCATGGTCCTGGATCTAGCCTTGAAGATTACCGCCCGACGAGACGGCGACACATGGTGCGGCATGCCGGTCATGCGTAAGGGAGCGGTGGTCATCCTCACGACCGAGGACGATAAGGACGAACTGCATATCCGCTTGGCCGACATGGACCCAGACGGCAGCCGACGACGCGAAGCCGGCGACGACCTTATCATCCTGCCATCAATTAACTCTGGCGGTGCATTCGCACTCGTCGAGAAAGACCCCAAGACCCAGGAGTCTAGGCCGTCCCGCAAGTGGCTGGAATTCTTCGCCCTG